ACTTGACAAGATAGATGAAGAAGCCACTAGAGCCATAGAAGATGAATTTCCAGAAAAAACAATTACTGCTTTAGAAAATAAAGTTGAAGAGCATAATGAAGAATATGGTGATATTCAGTCTAAAAGAGTAACTTTAGGGATGTTAGCTAAAGTTTATAAAAGAGGTGTTGGCGCTTACAATACTAATCCACAATCTGTAAGACCATCAGTAAATTCTGAAGAACAATGGGCAATGGCAAGAGTAAATTCTTTTTTATTTGCAGTTAGAAATGGAAAATATAGATCTGGTAAACACGACACAGATTTATTGCCAGATGGACATCCTATGAAGACTGAAGAAGAGCGAGAATATGATGAATTTAGACCATATCCAAATGAGCATTCAGCGAGGTTAACAAATCCAGATAAATATGATATATTTAGACGTGAAAAGGATGCAGGTGGAAAAGGAATAGATTTTATATATGGAATTAACGATCAAGGATCTGAAATTCAAGCTATAAGATTTGATGAAAAAGAATATACTGAAGAAGAAGCTAAACAATGGCTAAAAGATAATGATTTTGAATATATTTTATTTGAAGCTGCATTAAAAGAAAGAGGTGCTAATATGGAAAATCGTCACGTTGTAGATGTGCAAGAAACAGAAGACACTTTAACAGTTGTCTTTGAAAAGCATCACACAGAACCATCTGAGGAAATGCAAGAAGAAATGACTGAAGATAAAATGGGTCATGAAGAAGAAGAAAAGATGGAACATGAAGATGAAAGAAAAGAACCTATAACTTTAGATTATAGAGCGATGCATCTTGATGATAAAGCTATAGATGAAAAATCCAGAACTGTTAGAGTTGGTGTTTCAAGCGAAGAACCTGTAAAAAGGGAGTTTGGAATGGAAGTAATGGATCATAGTGCTGAAAATATGAACCTAGAATTTTTAAACTCTGGTCGTGCGCCATTATTGTTAGATCACGATATGGAAAAGCAGATCGGTGTTGTAGAATCAGTTGAACTTGATGAAAATGCTCGAAGATTAAGAGCATCTGTTCGCTTTGGAAAAGGGGAACAGGCTTCAGAAGTGTTCAATGATGTTGTTGATGGGATTAGGCAAAACATTAGTGTTGGCTATCGTGTTGACAAAAAGGTGGAACGTGATGATGATCCAGAGGATTATTATCGTGTTGCAACTACTCCAATGGAAATTAGTATAGTGTCAATTCCTGCAGATCAGTCAAATCTAGTTGGTGTTGGTCGTTCTAGTTCCGAAACATTAAAATCAACCATTCTGATAAAGGAGAAAGATATGTCAGAAAATATAGATCTTGATGCAGTAAGGGCAGAAGCAGCCAAATCAGCATCAAAAAATGCTAAAGACATAATGACTTTAGCAAGAAAGCACAATAAAGCTGATCTAGGTGAAGATGCAATCGGTAGAGGAGTTTCTATCGAGCAATTCAGAGGTGAGTTATTAGATGTTATAGGTAATGACAAGCCACTTGAAACACCTGCAGATGTTATTGATGCTCCAGTAAAAGAGAAAAGGGAATATTCTTTAGGAAGAATGATCCGATCTCAAATAACAGGCAAAAGAAATGAAGCAAGTTTCGAGCATGAATTATCAGACGAAATTGCTAAGAGAACAGGTAAAGACCCACAAGGTTTTTATGTTCCCGGTTTTGCTTGGGGTCAAAGAAGTGGTGTTATGACAACTGCAGCAACAGGTGCTATATCTGGTGAAGCAGTAACAGACAACTTTGTTCCTACAATTCAGCGACCAGATATGTTCATCGAAGCTCTAAGAGCTAGACAAGTATTATCTGGACTTGGTGCAACATACATTCCCGGCTTAACAAATCGTGTAAGAATGCCTAAGATTGCCACAGGCGCAACTGCAGCATTTGTTGAAGAAGCAGGTGATGTATCAGATCAATCACAAGCCGATGATGGTGTAACACTTCAGCCTAGAACATTAGGTGCATATGCAGATATCTCAAGACTGTTAATGTTAGAAAGTGTTCCTGCTATTGAGCAAGTGGTTCAAGACGATCTACTAAGATCAGTTGCAGATGCGATTGAATTAGCAGCAATCAATGGAAGTGGTTCATCTGGAAATCCAACAGGAATATTAAATACCTCTGGTGTTAATGATCTTGATATTTCTGCAGGTACAGATGTTGCAGCTTTAACTTGGGCAGACATTACAGACCTAGTTAAGTTGGTTGAAGAAGACAATGGTGTTGTTAATGCTAATGCTTTAGGTTTCTTAACAAACTCAAAAGTAAAGAGCAAAATGGCAAATACTGTTAAAGTAGCTTCAACTGATAGTGTGATGTTGTTGAATGACCCTTGGAACAGCCTATATGGTTATCCAATAGCATTCTCATCAAACGTACCATCTAACCTAAATCCGGGTGATGGTGGAACAGATGCAAGTGCAATGATCTTTGGTGATTTTTCACAGTTAATGATTGGTCTTTTCGGAGCGCCATCAATACAAGTGAACCCATACACAGGTCAACTTGCAGGTACTGTAAGGATCAGCATTCATCAAGAAGTTGACGTTGCAGTCAGAAATGCAGTTTCATTTGCAATAACAAATGAAGTATCAACTGCTTAATTAAGGTGATGATTGGGAGTGGTTTTTGTTGCCACTCCCTTATCAATATTGCGAGGTAATATGAAAGTTAAAATTTTAGAAAAATGTTATACTGGAATTAAAGGCAATATGTATAAAGGTGAAGAACACGATTTAGAAGATCGTATTGCGAATAAATTAATAACCAGAGGTTATGCAGAAGAAGCAAAAGAAAAGAAGAAAAAGAAAAGTTTAATTAACAGAGCAGTTAAGGCATTAGACACACCAGAGGATGAATAATGGCAGTTGAAAGTGCAGCAGATCGATTAATATTCTTAGATGTAGATGATTTTGGAACTACTGCAAGCTATACTGTTCAAGGTGGCTCACCTGCTGATATTACTGGTATATTTGATAATGAGTTTATAGAGGTAGATGCAGGTGGTACTGTTGGAGTGGCAATTCAGCAACCTAGATTTTTATGTAGAACTGATGATGTATCTAGCGCTACTGAGGGTGATGCAATAACAATTTTAGGTGTAGATTATACAATTAGGATTGTTCAAGATGATGGAACAGGGATGACAACTTTGGTATTAGAGAAAGATTAATGGCACACGTTAGAAAACAAATAAGAGATGCTGTTATTACTACTTTAACAGGGTTAACAACTACTGGATCAAATGTTTTTAGATCAAGAATATATCCATTAGAAAGCAATAAAATACCGGGATTATGTGTCTTTAGTAAATCAGAAGCTACAACTTTCGACACATTAACAAGACCTAGATCAATTAATAGGGTTTTAGAAATTGGTGTTGAAGCATATGTAAAAGCGACAAGCGACTATGATAATACACTTGACACTATTGCAGTAGAAGTTGAAGAAGCTATTGCATCAGATGTTACATTGGGAAGTCTTGCAAAGGATACTCAAGTGACATCTTTTGAAGCCGATTTTAGTGGTGAGGGTGAGCAACCTGTTGCCATTGGTCGGTTTACTGTTGAGGTGATTTATAGAACCTTAGAAAATGACGTAGAAACTGCAGCTTAAAAGGAGATAAAAATGGCAACACACGCAGGATCAGAGGGAACAGTTAAAAGTGGTTCAAATGCAATCGCTGAAGTTCGCTCATTTAGTTTAGAAGAAAGTGCTGATACTATTGAAGATACAACAATGGGTGATGCTTCAAGAACATATCTAACAGGATTAAAAACATTTAGTGGTTCTGTAGATGTATTCTGGGATGAAACAGACACAGATGGTCAAGTATCATTTTCAGTTGGATCATCAGTAACTTTTGCAGTTTATCCAGAGGGTGATACAGCAGGTGACACTTATTATTCTGGAACTGCTATTGTAACAGGAAGAACAATCACATCATCATTTGATGGAATGGTTGAAGCATCTTTCACATTGCAAGGTACAGGCGCACTTACAGCTACAACTGTTTAATAGGTGATTAATGTCATTAGGTGAACAGATAGCAGCTAGACGTGTAAAAGAAAAAAGAACTATTGAAGTTCCAGAATGGGGTGAAGAAAATGCTCCATTAATTCTTTATGCGAGTGCAATTACTGCAGGTGATATCAATAAGTTGCAGAGAAAGCATAAAAACTTTCTAAATGATATGACTGTAGATGGAATGGTTGATCTGATAATAATGAAAGCTGAAACCAAAGATGGTGAAAAAGCATTTACATTAGAAGATAAGCCATTCTTAATGAGTGAAAAAGTTAGCATAATTGCAGAACTATCTGCAAAAATGTTTGGTGAAACTGTTTCTGTAGAGGAACAAGAAAAAAACTAAAAAGCGATTTGTTAAGGTTTAATTTATTAGCTTTAGCAGATCGCTTACATAAGACAGTAGATGAAGTTGAACATTTAACTTTATCTGATATAAATGAATGGTATGCATATTTTAAGGTGTTAGAAGATGGCAGATCAAAATCTTAAAGTTACCTTATCAGCAGTTGATAAAACCAGACAAGCATTTGCTAGTGTTAGAAATGGTCTAGGTAGGATTGGAAGATCAGTTGCCAATATAAGAACTGCTTTAGTTGGATTAGGTGCAACAGTTGCATTAAAACAATTTGCAACACAAATAGATAATCTTGCAAAAGCATCAAGCAGATTAGGCTTAACAGTTAATCAAATACAATCTTTACAATTTGCAGCAAGTCAAACTGGTGCTAGTTCTGCTGAATTAGAAAAAGGTTTAACTAGATTTTCAAGAAACATCTCTGAAGCATCTACAGGCATAGGAACTGGTGTTAGGGCATTTGAAGCACTAGGAATAGAAATAACTAAGACAGATGGCTCTTTAAAGCCGACTAATGAACTATTAAATGAAGTTTCTGATAGATTAAGTGCCATAAAAGACCCTGCTGATAAAGTTAGAATTGCTTTTGACTTATTTGGAAGATCTGGTGTTAACTTGGTTAATACCTTGCAAGCAGGATCTGGCGAATTAAATAAATTAAGAGATGAATTTAATGCAGTAACTTTACAGTTAACAAGTCAAGATGCAAAAGCAGTTGAAGAAGCTAATGATTTATTTGATAAATTGGGCAGAACATTTATTAGTTTTGGACAAAAAATAACATCTTTTATTTTACCACCATTAGCTAATTTAGCTAAATTTTTAACTGTTTTTGTTGTTGAGGGTTTTGCAAATGCAATAAAAGCATCAAGAGATTTTCTTAATACTATTATTTTAGGATATAATAAATTAGCTGATTTGCTTGGATTAGACCCTTTTGATGAATTTACATTTGGTAAAGAATTAGAGCAAAACCTTAGAAATATATCTGCAGCATTTGATGAAACCAAAAAACAAATGGATGACACAGTTAGAATAACCATTCCTGCTACAGTTAAGGGTTTTGAAAGAGTTAAGAATGTAGTTAAAGAAACACAACCAGAATTAAGTGCATTACAACAATCATTTAAAGATGTTGGTGATAGAGGAATTAAATCTTTAGAAGATGCTCTTGTTGGTGTTGTTGAGGGTACAAAAAGCGCTAAAGAAGCATTCAAAGATATGGCTAGATCAATTATTAGTGATTTAATTAGATTAGCAATACAAAAGCAAATTACCGGCCCATTGTATGGAGCATTAGGAAGTTTCTTTACTGGTCAAGCTAATACAACAACAGTACCTGCATTTATGGCTAAAGGTGGAACTGCAACTAGTGGAACACCTTATATTGTTGGAGAAAAAGGGCCGGAGTTATTTGTTCCCGGTAGAACTGGCACAGTAGTGCCTAATAATCAATTAAGTACTGGTGGTGGTGTTACAATTAATCAAACGATTAATGTAACTACAGGTGTTCAGCAAACAGTTAGAACAGAGATTGCCAACCTAATGCCTAAAATAGCACAAGCATCTAAACAAGCAGTCTTAGAAAGCCGTCAGAGGGGTGGTTCATTCGCAACTGCTTTTGGTGCATAATTATGGCAATATCTTATCCACTAGCTACACCTACAAATAAAACAATCCAACAAGTGGCATTCTTTGCAAGAAATACTGTTGCAATATCACAATCACCATTTACCTATTCGCAACAAGTGCATAAATGGACAGGTCAAAGATGGGAAGCTGATGTTACACTTCCACCTATGAAAAGAGCAGATGCTGAAGAATGGATATCTTTTTTAGTCAAGTTAAAAGGTTCATATGGCACATTTTTATTAGGTGATCCATCTGCTGTAACACCTAGAGGAACTGCATCAAGTTCTCCCGGTACACCTGTAGTTAATGGTGGTAGTCAAACAGGAGATCAGTTGGTTATTGATGGTGCAACAGTAAGTCAAACAGGTTATTTAAAAGCAGGTGATTATATTCAATTAGGTTCTGGAGCATCTGCTAAGTTTCATAAAGTATTAGAAGATGTAGACACAGATGGCTCTGGTAATGCGACATTAACAATATTTCCAGATCTTAGATCTTCACCTGCAGATGATGCAACTGTAGTTGTGACTGATGCAAAGGGTGTATTTAGGTTAAATGAGAATGTTGTAAACTGGAATGTTAATGAAGCATCAATATATGGAATAACATTTGGTGCTATAGAAAGTTTATAAATGACTAGATCAATAACTTCAAATATGTTGACACAATTATCAGCTAAAGAAGTTGAATTGTTTTTGGCAATAAAATTAAACTTTGATAGTGGAACAATCGCATTATGGACTGGTTATGGTGATATAACTTTCGGTTCTCAATTATATACTGGTGCAGGTACATTATTAGGATTTAGTGTAGTAGAAGAAACATCTGAAATTGCTGCTAGAGGTGCGCAGGTTACTTTAGATGGTATTCAAACATCAATCGTATCATTAGCTTTAACTGAAAGCTATCAAGGCAGACAAGCATTAATATATTTAGGCGCATTATCATCTGGTGCAGTTGTCGCTGATCCCACATTAATATTTGATGGTCGAATGGATGTTATGACTATTGAGGATAGTGGTGAAACTTGCACTATTTCATTGACAGTAGAAAATAGATTAATTGATTTAGAAAGAGCAAGAATTAGAAGATACACACCAGAGGATCAAAAGATTAATTTTCCAAATGATAAAGGTTTAGATTTTGTTTCAGATTTAACTGATAAAGTGGTGCAATGGGGTGGAAACTAGAGTTTCAAATTGGGAAAATCTTTTAGTTCAATATTTAGAAGATTGCAGAAATAAACCTTTTAAATGGGGTGAACATGATTGTGCTTTATTTACTGCTAAATGGGAAAAAATATTAATTAATAAATCAAGATTTTC